TATCTAATAGTTCACCTGAGTTTAGTAGATCGATATGTTTACTGAAATTTATAATTGATATTGGGAATTTTGTATTAATACTAGTAAGTGCATTGTTTATTAACTGTTCAACATCAACTGGATCCGATTGTAAAAATGTAATCAAATCGTCTACAGGTAAGGGTAAAGTGTAAAACATAATTAATTTATTATCAATTTGCGAATTTAATTTAGTAACAACCTGAATAATATCTATTAAAAGTGAATGAAGTACGATATTTTTCAATTCCCTGGAGTTTAAATTCTTATTGATCCCTAGGGTGAACATAAGGTTAATTAAATTTATTTCAAATCCAGGTAATAAAACGTTCAAATCAATTAAAGATATATTATATTCAGGATAGTTATATAATTTCATAATTTCGGAAATTTAGAAAGGCATCTCTTCGTCCCTTCAGAAATTTATATGATGATTTTTGTAAATCAACCAGCTTTCTTATAGTTCCTTTTAATTAATTGAATCTTTTAGTTTGTTTGGAACTTTACCAATACGTAAGTTTATAATACCGTTATAGTAATTATCGGATAGTAAAACGTTTAAAGTAAATTGATACCGAGCCTCGTAATATGCTAATTCCCATTTACATGTACAAAATTGTATAATCTCAAATGTAAATTTATCTTTACCTAGACTTGTAATATCTGCATTGAGATCATTTGATGAACTGGTGTAAGTTTTCCAGTCAGTTTCTTTTTCGCTATGTCTTTTGTTCTTTTTACCTTTTAATGGTTTGCGTTTCAATACAGTTTTTATTTGCTTTTTACCAATATACTTTTTATTGTTACTAAGATTAGTAATCTCATAAATAAACCCATATGGTGATTCAATTAAATCACATTTAACAATCCAATGACCTGTATCCATTATAACATTTATTTACGCTTCTTACGTTTTCCACGTTTCTTATGTTTTTTCTTACGGCGCTTAGCACCAATAGCGTAAGGCATTCTAGCATCACCGGGAGCATAAAAATCTGTATTACCTACTGCACCTCCGCGGTTGTCAGCAGCAGCTGAACCAAGTGCACCGCCACCGACTGAGCTATCTTCATGCAGAGATAAGCGATTAAATAATTGTTTAAATGTCATATTAGTTGATTACCGATATAAAGTATTTATCATAAACAAAATGGAATTGCTAGAAAGATACATAAAAGATATTGCAGAAGATCTTAAGATTGATGATTTCAACATTAAGCAAGTTCAATTAACCACTCCCGGAAAAAAGCATTTCTGGGTTGCTCGATTAATTAAACATAAAATTGAAGTAGAAAAGTTAAAAAAGGAAAGATTAAAAGTTAAACGTGAATTAATGGAAGCAGCAGCAGATGCGGCACCAATTACATTAAAATTAAATACACTCGAAAAAACAGTAAATGAAAGTGATCCAATAACTACTATAGATTTTAAAATACGTGAAAATGAATTAATCGTAGAATTATTAGAAAAAACAGAAAAGATATTTGCATCATTAACTTATGATATAGGTAACATCATAAAAATAATGACATTGGAACAAACCGGGTAGTATGCTGAAATTTGATTACGATAATAAGAAATGTAAAGCTATTGTCACCGGCAATATCGATATGTTTAATGCATTGCGGAGCAATTTTAGTATTGCAAATCCTATTGCTCATATATTAAGAAAACGTAATAAATTCGTACAAAGTAGACATTATGCAATAACACCGACCGGTCAATTTGAAATTGGGTTATTTTTTGAGATAGAAAAATACTTAGTAACAAATCAAATAGTAGATATCGAAATTACCCCAAATTTTCAATCACATTATAGTGTTGGATGTGATAATAATAAATTGGAGTTATCATTAAACCTCGATCTAAGAGATTACCAACAAACAATGGTAACAGAATGTATTAAAAACGGTAGAGGGGTGGCTGTATTAGGTACAGGTGGTGGTAAGACTCTTGTAACCGCCACGTTAATTAACAATTTTAAAAAGCTTAAACATAAGTTAAAATGTTTAGTAATCGTACCTGATATTGGATTAGTTGAACAATCTTACAATGATTTTATCAGTTACAATGTACCATTCACTGTATCAAAATGGTCTGGTAACAATGAATTAGATATATCGAGTGATGTAATAATTGCAAATTCAAAGATATTACTTTCGAGGTTTGAAGAAAACGAATGGGTTAAGTATGTTGATTTGTTAGTTGTAGATGAATGCCATAAAATAAACCATGGATCTGAAATTGGTAAAATTGTTAATAAGATAAATACACCCAATAAATTTGGAGTCACTGGTACATTACCACCAAATAAATTAGATTATTGGAGTGTTTTAGGAAAATTTGGAGCTATTGTATATGAAAAAAATTCACACGAATTGAGAGAAGAGAAGTACTTAGCAGATGTTGAAGTTAAAATTTGTCAAATAAATTACAAAACAAAACCAAAACGAATTAAAACATTAAACACAACCGAAAATTATATGAATGAACTTGAGTTTATAAAAAACAATAATTTTCGACAAGATATATTAAAACAAATATGCGGTCAATTTAATAAGAACGTTCTTATAATGGTCAATCACATTGAGCATGGAGAAAAACTGCAAGCGTATTTAAATGAAAATATTAAAGGTCGGGATGTATTTTTTATTCAAGGTTCCGTGGAAGTTGAAGATAGAGAAAAAGCAAAACAGATTATCGAAAATAACAATAATGTGATATGTGTTGCAATGAGTTCAATTTTTTCAACAGGTATTAATATTAAAAACATCCACATGATTGTATTTGCTGCAGGTGGTAAAGCTTTGATACGTACTGTACAATCAATAGGTCGTGGGTTACGTTTGCACCCAACTAAAACAAAATTAGTAATAATAGATATAGCAGATAATCTACATTACGGTGCACAGCATGCAGAAGAAAGAAAAGAAATTTACAATAAAGAACAAATTAAATATAAAAATTACTTGTTTAATGAAAAGTAGTTATTACAATACCCGATTATGAATACTGAAAAATCTGAAAAATCTGAAACACCTGAAAAGGTTGTAAAAGCAAAACGACCAAAGTCTGTAAATCCTGAAAAATTTTATACTATACCAGCTGAATTTAAAGCTGCTATTAAAAAATATTATGAAGATGAAGACTTAACTAATTATTTAGGTGAGTGTATTAATAAAATTGCTAAACGGTTAAGTTACTATCCAAGCTTTATTAATTACACATATAAAGAGGATATGATAGGTGATGCGATAGTTAAAATGTATTCCGCCCTAAAACGTAAGAAATTTCAAGTTAATTCAGATCATAACCCATTTAGTTATTTTACAACTATTGCATGGCATGCATTTATTAATAGGATTAAAAAAGAGAATAAACATAATGCTACGTTACAAGCATATAAAGAAAAAGTGTACGAAGAGCTTATTACTTCAAGTGAAGGACATATTTATATAAAACCGGTTGATAATGATGGTGATGGCGATTATAATAGCATGAATGATTAAATTCGAAGGGGACCAGATCTGTTGTATTGCAGATATACATATAGGTGTCCACCAAAATAGTGCCTTTTGGCATAAAGTTACCAATGACTGGGCCAATTGGTTGAGCGGTGAACTCCGAAAGAAAAATATTAAAGATGTCGTTATTAGTGGAGACTTATTTCATTTCCGTGATGAAATTGCCGTTAATACCTTACACGAAGCATCAAAAATACTTGAATGCTTTAATGACTTTAATTTAATAATTTTATGCGGTAACCACGATTGTTTCTTAAAAGATAGTAGTGAAATTAATTCATTACAACCATTTAAAAAATGGCAAAATATAACAGTTATTGATACAATCACAACCATTCAACATAATGATAAAACAATTGCGTTTGTACCATGGGGATCAAAATTAGTAGATATACCAAAAGCAGATATAATATTTGGACATTTTGAAATTTCATCATTTAAAATGAATACACATACAGTATGTGTAGATGGATTGAAAAGTTCAGATTTAATTGAAAAAGGTAATATAATCTTCACCGGTCATTTTCATAATAGAGATGAACGTTTTTATGACGGTAAAGGTATAGTATATGTTGGGAATCCTTTTCAAATGGACTTTTCAGATGCAACATTAGTCAAGGGGTATTATATTATTGATGTATTAACTAGTACGTACAAATTTACAGCTAATAAAATATCACCTAAACATTTTAATATATTGTTATCAGAGTTAACCAAACAAGGTACGATTACAAATAATGATAAAAAACATATTTACAATAATCTAATTAAATTACGAATTGATAGACGGATTAGTCCAGAACATGCAGAAATATTAATTACTAAAATAAAACAATATTTACCAGCACAACTTATAATTGATTATGATTTTACAGTAAATGAATATGATTTATCTTCCGATAAAAAAGACTTTTCAGGTATTGATATTGAACAAGCAATTACAGAATTTATAAATTTGATGGATATTAACAATAAAAGTGAAATTATTAACTACACGATTAACTTATATCGTAATGCAAAATGAAAAATGTAAATTTTAAAAAGGTAAAAATATTTAATTTTTTATCAATTGGTAAAA